AGTGTTTTCGTAAATCTTGTTGTCGTTGATTTGCTGCTTTTGAATGGCTTGCGTATTGGTGACCATCGACGCATTCAATGCAATGATTTGGTTTTGAACGTCAGCACTGGCTTGATTGATGTCGATGTTCATATCATTTAGCGCCTTGTTGACATCCGAGTTCAAGCCTTTAATCGCATTCAATACTGCCATGTCTGTTGAATCATCAGTATCAGGGTCTTCAACATCCGGCTTTTTCTCAGTATCCGGTGGATTCACCGTATTGGTTGAGCCATCAGGTAATACGCTAGGGTCTTCGATGTCGCCTGTTGGGTCGTCAGGGTCATGAATTGGGTCATCAGGAATGATAGGAGTGTCAGGGCCATCTTTACCCCAGAAGAGTGTGCCACCTTCACACTGATTGCCCGTGAACTGGAAGTTACCGTGACATAATGTGTTTTGAGTCCATTGACCAGACTCGACATCCGTACAAAGCGTAGTATCACTGGGAACGCGGCCTAATTCGCAACGGGTTGCCCCAAAGTCGCCATAGCATGCCCCAGTGACTTGTTCACCGTAGACGTACGCAACCCATTGAAGCAGCTTGGTTTCATCAATGGATTTTTTGAACTGGCAAGCGTCCATACAGGTGCCATCAGGGTTTTCACCATACTCACATGCAGGAACGATGGGTTCACATGAGACGACGTACCCGTCTTCTACTTTTTCATGGTCGGGAGGACATTGAGCTGAATTTTGAAAGAATCCTGCTGCACGATAAAGAGGCCAAGAAGCACTGGTTGTGTGACACATAATATCTACAACGTATTTGCCATGCCTCAAATAACAGGACTTAGTAGAAAAATCTTTGTAGTTAACAAACTTGTTTTCATAACAAGAGACATAAGAGGCAGGGTTAACTCTCATACCCAATAGCAACTTACAATCGGGATAAGCTGAAACGTCTGAAACCTTATATGTTGGTTGAGCCGCGCTTGCATTAAGTGATAAGAACAAGCACGAAAACAGAAGTAAAAAGAGTGATTTATTCACGTTTTCACCATTAAAAAAGGGGGCCGAAGCCCCCTTATCCTCTAAAGTTTTGGCTGGCCACGTATCCGGCAATGCCACCCAAAAGCACAAAGACGATGAGTTGGACATCGTGGAGAACGGCCAACATAAACTTAAGCCTTGTTCACAGCACGCTTAGCAAGAGTGATGGATTTGTAAGCCATAGTAATGCCGACAATCACCAGACCTGCCGCGCCGATTTTGGTTGCCACACCAGATAAGTCGATAGCGGAGAACGGGTCAGCTGCACCACCTTCCGCCGCCATAGCAGGGACAGAAAGCACCGCAACAGTGACGGTTGCCGCCGCTTGTTTACCGAACTTTTTAAGCGCGTTTAGACGTTTCATAACAGATTCCTCAAAGTAGTTTTATTAAACGTATTGCCATCTTGATGGCGTAAGTTGAGAGATAGCCGCCAACGAACACCAAGGTAAAACCCAAGCCGAACGCTTGAGATATCTCTCCTGGAGTCAGCTGTGTGTAGCTCATTAACGTGTCATATTCTTGAGCCGTCACCATGACATAACCACTGCATGAAGCCGCTTCAATGTCAGGAACGACAGCGAGAAAACCGTCCGCGTTAGGTAGAGCACACACAGGCATAACGAAATTCCTTATTTAGCCTTTAGCGAGGCTTCAAAATGTTTCTTGATGTCGTCATCCACAGGGATGAGTTCCGTAACGATGGCACCCGCCAATGGGTCTTCTGGGTTAATCTCCAAGCGCAATTGGTATTCACGACGAGGAACGAGAGCACCAGTACGTTCAAGTAATAGGGCGTATTGATGATCAATCATCAAAGGTTGATCCCATTGGGGATTCACATCACCCGATTCACCGATAGTGCGGCGTTTGAATTTCTCCGAGTTGATTTCACGTAGAGGACGCGACACGTTCAGTTGAGCACTGTCACCACGTGCTGAGTTCCAAGTGATATCCATGCCAAGTACAAAAACGGATTTAGCCATTTGTTAAGTCTCCAATATGTGAGTCACCAACTTGCCGTAGGTATCGGGGAAGGTGAATTTCGTTCCATCACGGACAAGGGAACCGACCACGGTTTCAATGTCGCCCTCATGGAACTCGATAAGTGAATTAAGGATTTTCCCGTACTGGCGACGCATCCAGTGCGCAGAGGCCAACAGGTCTAACGCCGCGCGTTTCGTCGGGACGGGTTTGGTATTGAATTTCTTAGCAGTAGAAATCGAGGCTGCGAAATCATTGAGCGCGGCATACGCGCCAGCAGGATTCAGCAACACATCAACATTCCATTTTTTAAGCTCGACCTCAGAGCGATACCAGACAAGGCCAGTGTTCGCGAGTTTCTGCTCAAGAGCCTTGTTGTAGATACGCCAGTAAATGCGCGAGGTACGCGAACCAATCGAGTATTGCTCTTTGGTGTAAATCGGTTTGCCGTCTTTGCCGATGCTGGCAATGGTCATATCTTCATGAAGCACCGGGCCACGACCACGTTCTGCTGTGCGGAAACAGTCGTCACGCCACGCCTTGTAAGCGTATTCGCAATCAAAAATCCCGTCGTAATCGTCATAGGCCAAGTCAACACGCGCCAAAGTTTGCACACCAAGTACATTGGTCAGCCAGTCATGTAGCGACCACGTAGGACGACGGGCAAATACATGCTTGCATCCCGTTCCGTTGATTTGGAAATGCACCGTGTCATTGTTACCGCCGATACCAACGAAGCCGCAGAAGTCCTCACCATCTGGCGAAGTCAGTTTCATGGATTCGGTGTAGAACTGGAAACCCAAACCGCGAGGTGCTGACAGCGACAGACCAAGCACTTGATTGGTGAAGATGCGCAAGCAATCTTCCAAGTAGTTGCGATAGCAGATATCAAAGGCTTTGTTGTACGCATCAATCTCGTCGGAAGTCTGAGCGACCGTCGGATTAAACACAGGTGGAGCAGGGAACTTAGGTGCACGACAGTGACGCTGTAACAGTCCAGATTTGGCAAAGCCTTTGTATTCCTCATGCTTGTGCAATCGACGAACGGCATCGTGACAATGACGTAAATCCTTCACGGCAAACGTAAAACACAGGTAGTCGATATGAACGCTTTGCTCATCGAAACTTTTAAGGATGTTAGTTGCAGTAGTCATCGAACACCCCCATATTGATACGTTGTTCAACGGTCGTGTTGGTGATGGACACCAACTCATAAGAAGCGAACTGAGACGAAGCCCAAGACTCAAGATGAGACATGGATTTAAGCAAATCCCATTCGTCGCAACCTTTGACCAACACAGAAACCGTGTAGTCAGGCAGCAAGTCGTAATAGATGATTTGAGCTTCGTTCATGATTACTGAGCCTCAGCGATTTTTGAAAGAAGAGCGCGCTTTGGTGCGTCTTTGATGTAAACGCGAAGATCATCAAATTCGTTTTGTGTCAGCTTGCCGTCGCTCATGAACTCGTTAAGCATTGGAGTAGCGGATGGATTTTCTTCAATCCAACGTTGAACTTGAGCGTAAGAGCTCGCAGGAACGTCAAAATTCGCGCGTCCATAGAAGACAAACGCAATAGCTATAAGCCCAGCTAACATACATAAAAGCTCAAGTGGTTTATTGCGTTCCATGAGTGCAGCTCCAAGGTGATGATTAGTTGCGATTTATGGCAATCCTAGTTGCGAAAAATGGCAACTGCAAGATGCGATTTATGGCAACTTTGTAGCTACAATGAGAAGAAATGGAGGTTCTTATGTACACAGCAGAATTAATTAACGCCTACAAAAAGGCGAAAAACTACGTACAAGATAAGCAGGTTGCGCACGATTTGAATCTAGACCCGCCGAAGATTAGTAAAATTCGTAAAGGTGTTAGACAACTTACTGATGAAGAAGCAGTTTTTCTTGCACATGGCGCAGGTATAGACCCTGAGATTGCGTTACTAGGATGTCACGCTGATCGCAATGAAAACCCAACTATAAAAAGCATGTGGGAAAGCATTGCAAAAAAGTATAACGGACTTGGATTATCAAGCATTTCAATGGTTTGTGCCGGATTAGCCTTAGTGATTTCAAGTCCACAGGAACCACTATTACAGTGCGCATTATGTATAAGCTGGTAAATGAGGGGCTAGGCTGGCGCCCCTGCTTGTAAGGCATTGATTAAGCGGGGGTTTATAGACTTATCTTCGAGTAAACCGTATACCACATCCTGATCATCCAACCCTAATAAGTCGGCGATTTTAAAGGCAATTTCCCAATCAAGAACACTGCGACCATTGCGGTAATTGCTAATTCTACTTGTGCCAACATCCAAAACCTTAGCTAACTGATAGTCAGAGGTAAGTTCCAACTGGTTTTTCAGTTTATCTAAAAGCACATTTGTGTAGTTAGTCATGTTCCCGCATCCTTTCGCAATGTTGTTAAATTTTAGTGGATAGTCTGGCTTCTTTCACTACCGCAAGCCACTTGCGTGCTTAAAAAGATTTCCTTAACGTTGTTTTTGAGACAGGAAATCAATAGCTTGCGGAGGCTACAACATGGAACGTATCGTTACCGACCCAATTCACTTACCTTGCCCAGATATGGCAGGGTGTATCAATCCAGACCCAGCTAAAACAGCAAACTCACTTCATAAGATTGCACAATTACGCGAAAAGTTCGCTGAGCAATTCCCTAAGAAGAAACAAACCTACATTCCTACACGTTTTCGTCAGGGGGTTGTAGCATGAATTTGAGTATCTGGAAAACGCGCCGCAATCAGCGCCAACTTGTTGCATCACAATGCAATGGAACTCATATTTACTTCGACAGTTTTGAACTGGAAACCGTTGAAGCCTCTCTTTGGCTTTATCAAGGCATGACGCTTGTTGCTTGTGTCAAAGCACAAAATGCCACGTTAGCCGATATTACTAACGCCGCTCATCGTATGGCGACACTTGGCGCTCAAAACAACGGCGAACCATTACACCAAATCCGCAAGCAAGATGAAGCGCCCCAAGTGGGCGTGGATTCTTCCACCGAGCTTTGTGACGGCTGTAAAAACACGTTCAAACAAGACCACGTCGTTTGCCCTGATTGCTCTCAGTTGGGGGATGTATGAAACATCTATACGACGTGCAATCGCCACGCGAATTTACCCAACTTTTAAGCCCGCATGATGTGGGCTTTATTACGGCGTTAGCGCAAGACGTTACCGTTACCGAGAAAAATATCGCCGCTATCGAAAGCGGTTTTTTTAGTGCTCCAAACCGTGATTGGATGGAAAGTGAACTGCAAAAGTTCAAGTCATTGGATCAAATCCACCATTTACGCACCTTAAAAAGTGCCGAACTTGGGCGCGAAGCGCTGGACGAAGTCCAGAAAAGACTAGGCTCGTCAAAGGGCGCAAAAGTCGGACACGGAAAACGTAAGCAGATAGACCGCTTAATTACCCGTTCTCGACGTCTGCCGCCGCGCCATAAAACGGAATCGTTTTGTGGCGACAACGTGACCGATGAATATCGAGCACGCGCACAAGCGCAAACAGGCTGGATTCGCAACGAACACAATCGCCTTGAATGGCAACCCATTGGCACTAGCCGAGCCTATTTAATGTCTCGCGGTTGGGCGCAGCAACTGAAAATGCAGGTGAAATACCACCCAAGCCCGTCCGATGCACCTGAACCACAAACGGGTGAGCGATTCACTGAGAAACTGACGCCTCGCGCCGTGAAGAAAATCTTTGAATCGGGCGCTTATGTCGCGGCGTGTCATGGTGGGTTTAGCACCTTTCTCACACTGACTTTTACGCAAAAGCAACGCGAGCGCATTTTCGGTGGCGAAGCGGTCACGGATGAGGGGCTGCCATATTGCCCAATCCAAACCACGATTGGTGCCGAGGTGTCACGCTTTCTTAACGCTCTCAAGAAAATGTACCAACGCGGGTTTGAGTATTCCGCAAGCGAAGCGGGCTCACTTGGGCTTGACGGTGACAAGGTCAAAGTTGCGGGCAGAATCGGACGCCCACTCAAAGCGGCATGGAAAGACGACCAAGAGATTAAACACGTTAAAGAAATTCATGGACCAACCGCCAACCCGTTTGATTTTCATTACATTTGGGTCGCAGAGTCACCGGCTAACGAAGATGGCGAACCCAATCCCCATGTGCATGTGCTGTTGAACTGGCGAGTGGAATCACACCATTTTGCAGGATGGGCAAACCGCATCGAGCAACTTTGGGGCAATGGCATGGCGCACCTAGAGAAAATCAAATTCAGCGAAGCGGCGGCGGGCTATCTCATCAAAGCGGTGGGTTACGCAGCCAAGGGCGACAACGCCGACCAAGGACTGATAAAAGGCAACCGCTACAACATTGCACGCTGTAGCCGCGCACCCGATTGGGATGTGTTGGCATCGTTCGAAGTGGACAACATGACGGGCATCATTAAAGAGTGCGGTTACATGTTGGAGCAATGGCGCAAGCCAATGCAGCGAGAAATTCGACGTAAAGAAACCAAAAAGCAAGACGCGATTCGCGCTATCGACATTAACCGCAAACAAGGCAATCACGATGCGGTGCAAAAGCTTAACCATCTGATTAAGAAGCTTGACCACGAAGCCCGCCAGATTCGCAACCAAATCAAGAGCCGCGGCACGTTCGCCAGTAGCCTAAACCAATTTTCTATCGTGTTTGAGGGTGAAAAAGCCCAACGCAAAGCGGGCGCGTTTCTCTATTGGGCACGCGGTGCGCGTGGTTGGTCGATGAAATGCACCGCCGAGCGCAAAGGCAATGACTTAGCACTGATTCGCGACGATGCCAGCGACATTTACGCCGAACAGTTTGAACGATTTCAACTGCGCCAAGCCAACTGGAAAAGCCAGCTGGCACAAGTGCAACCGCCAGAGCCGGACATCAACATAATTAAGAGCAATGACATGGCGATTTACCATGATTATTGCCACTCAGTTCATTAGCCCCTTTGGGCAATTGCTTGCGACAACGATTTCAGCAACTAGGTAAAAGGACAACCCAATGAGCACCATCGACAAAATCACCCAAGAAATG